TTGCGTACTTTGGTAACTTTGGCGTGCGTCCGCTTTGTGTTCTGAAATCTGATACAGAGGTGGAACTATGCGAGAAAGTGTAATTCTCGCTATAACTGACGATAAGTACGAGCTACCGATTTTACTATACGATAACACTAGACAAATGGCTCAGGACTTAGGTCTTAGCAGAGAACATTGTCAATGTATGATTTCACGTAACACGGTTTACGGAAAGCTTAAATGTAGGTTTATACGAGTTTATCTCGACGAAACAAATTTTACAAAAGGAGGAAACGTTATGTCAGAAAAAACAAAAGCAAAAACGCCAACAGCCAAGAAATTACTCGCAAAGTTTACTCTTAGAAAGGCTGCAAGCGTTCTCGCTAAGCTTGATGACGTTACAAGAGAAAGTCTTGTATCAGATATTTGGAACGAATATCACAAACTTAGTTTAGCAAAAGGAGTATAAAACAATGGCACTAGAGAAAATCGAACTTGAACACAACTCTCCTGAGTGGTTAGAGTTTAGAAAAACAGGTATAGGTGGCTCAGACGCTGCTGCAATACTTGGTCTAAGCCCTTTCAAAACAAATGTTGAAGTTTGGGAAGAGAAAGTCGGTTTAAGGGTTCCTGAGGACATATCAGACAACCCACAAGTAAAATATGGCAAAGAGGCAGAAGACTTACTATTAAAGCTATTTGCTCTTGACTACCCACAATATGAGGTTAAGTCAATTAAAAACATAGTTTACAAACGAGGCTTTATGTTTGCCTCACTAGACGGAGAGCTTACAAACAAAGAAACAGGAGAAGAGGGAATCTATGAGGGTAAAACAACAGAGGTTCACTCAGCTATGGGGTTTGCTAAATGGAATAAGCAAATACCTGACTATTACTACGTACAAATTTTACACTATTTTATTGTTACAGCAAGAAACTTTGCTTACTGTAAAGCACAAATCAAACAGATAGGTCAAAACGGAGAGTTAGAGATAATTACAAAACATTACCCATACTTGCGTAAAGACCTTTTAGAAGACTTAAAGTACCTTTACTTAAAAGAAAAAGAGTTTTGGGGTTATGTGGAAAGAAAACAAAGACCACCGCTACTACTACCGAAATTCGATAGAAACGTACAATAACAAAAATTATTTATTTTGGAGGAAAAAATTATGGCACAAGATTTAGCACTTATTTTAGAAACGCCTGTTGAGGAGCTTATTCCTAAAATGTTGGCGTGGAACAACACAGAACTACTTGCAAAGGTAGAACAAACACTTAAACAATATGAGGGTATTACTTATGACGAAAACCAAGTAAGTATTGCAAAGACTGACAGAGCTCAGCTTAATGCTTTTTGTAAGGCTTTGAACGACGAGCGTATCAGAATTGGAAAGATATACAATTCTCCATACGACAAATTCAAGTCTGAAGTTGATGAGGTAATACACCGAGTACAAGAAGTTATGCAACAAATTGACGGACAAGTTAAAAGTTTTGAGCTTGAAAAACAGCAAAAGAAACAAAACGAGATTATCGAATATTACAAGGAAGTTATAGGAGATTTCTCAGGTTGTATTCCTTATGAGAGGGTTCATCAGGCAAAATGGCTTAATGCTAGTACTTCTATGAAGTCAATTAAGGCTGATATAGACAAGATTATTGAAGACGCTAAAAACGCAATTATAGCTATTGAGGCGTTAAAGTCAGAAGATGAGTCAACTCTTAAAGCTTTCTACTTCAGAACACTTAATATTTCGGCTGCTTTGCTAGAAAATGAACGTCTAAGAAAAGAACGTGAACAAATAGCTGAACTTAAAGCTAAACAAGCAGAACAGGCAAAACAAGCTGCAATTCAAGAAGAATCTATTAAGGCAGAACCTGTAATAGAACAAAAAACTCAAACTGTTAGATTCCAAGTTGAGGGGACAGTTGAGCAGTTAAAAGCATTACAACTCTTTTTAAGAGAAAATAAAATCAAATTCACAGCCATAAAGGAGGAAAATTAACAATGGCAGGAGCAATCACAACAACAAATCAAAGAAGTATCGCAAACAAACAACCTAAGTTTTCGGTGTTTATGAATCAAGATAATATTAAAAATCTAGTACAACAAGCAGTAGGGCAAAACGCTCAGAGCTTTACAACAGCTATTATTTCAGCAGTAAGCAACAACCCTGCATTGCAAGAGTGTACACAAACAACAATCTTAGCCGCAGCTTTACAAGGCGAGGCGTTAAAGCTTAGTCCTAGTCCACAACTAGGTCAATACTATATGCTACCTTTCAACAAGAAAGATAAGCAAGGAAATATTATCGAAGTAAACGCTCAATTTATTTTAGGAGCCAAAGGCTATAAACAATTAGCTATGCGTTCAGGACAATACGCAGATATTGACGTTATGGAAATTAAAGAGGGCGAATACAAGGGCAGAGATAAGCTTACAGGCAAGCAAAAGTTTGAATTTGTAGAAGATGACGACGTAAGAGATTCACTTCCTACAATCGGTTATATGGCTTATTTTGAATTGCTTAACGGTTTCAGAAAAACTGTTTATTGGACAAAACAAAAAATGATTAACCACGCAGATACTTATTCTCCTGCGTTTAGTGCTGAAAAGTACGACGACTTTGTAAATGGCAAAATACCACAAAAAGAGCTTTATAAATACAGCAGCTTTTGGTACAAAAACTTTGATGAAATGGCTTATAAAACTTTGCTTAGACACTTGATTTCACAATGGGGTGTAATGAGTATTGAAATGCAAAAAGCTATCGATATTGATAATACGGTTATTAACGAAAATGGCGAACGCAGCTATGTTGAGTTGGAAGACCCACTACTTGCTACACAGGTTGAAACTCCTGCAGCAACAGAAGAAGAAACACAACCTGAAGTTATTACTCCTGATGAAAGCAAAGAGTTTGATTTCTTTGCAGATAACGAGGAGAAATAATATGCAATTTGAAATTGTTGGTGTTCCTGTAGGAAAAAGCAGACCTAAGTTTTCAACTATTCACGGTTTTGCACAAGCTATCAAACCAAAAGAGGACGTTTATTATGAAAACTTAGTCAAGATAAGCTTTCAACAAGGAAAGTCAGGAGATTATGACTTGTTCGATAAACCTATCAAAATGAAAATTGAGGCGTTTTTCGATATTCCTAAGACTTTCTCAAAGAAAAGAATCGTTGAGGCTACTGAGGGCAGAATTAGCCCTCAGAAAAAGCCTGACGCAGACAATATCGCAAAGATTATCTGCGACGCATTAAACAATGTGGCGTACAAAGATGATACTCAGATTGTTGAGCTTACAATCATCAAAAAGTATGCTGTTGAACCAAAAGTCAAGATTACTCTTGAAGAGTATTTGTAGGAGGTACTAAATGTCAAAAGAATATTTCCCACACGATTACGGTGCGAGGTTGAGTCTAAGAGCCATAAGAAAAGACTTTGGCTTGGAGGGTGTAGGCTTTTATTGGTGTTTTGTAGAAATGCTGCACGAAGAGGGGGGTTATATCAAGGAAAACGATATAGAAAATATCGCTTATGACTTGCAAACCAAAACCGAACTAGCAGAGGCTATAATTCGAAACTATGACCTATTTACAATTAAAAAAGGCAAAATCTATTCAGAGAGAGTGCTTAAAAACATAAAAAAACGTGCTGAAATTTCAGCAGCTAGAAAAAATGCAGCAGAGTCTAGGTGGAAAAGTGGAGATTCTGACGGAGAGCAAACTCCACCACCAAATAAACCTGCACAAAAACCTATCGAGGAACAATTTGAGGACAGGCAGCAATGGGAAAGCTTTGAGGCAGCTGTAAAGTGGTATCGAGAAATAATTGAGAACCATTTTGAAGAGTGGTCTAGCTCAGAGCAACCGTTTAGCTCGTCGTTTGATATTTCTTTCTCTATGAGAGAGCTTATCAACAATATTCTTGATGAGGTGGCGGCTCAAAAAACTTTGAAAATAAACAATCGCAATATCGATACAATTAAGTTCTTAGAATCTCTAAACAAATTTTTCACAAACGAACAAAGAAGAGAAGAGCTTATACAAGCTATTTATGAGGTTGAGGACAAGTATCAGAAAGGCGAAGTTAAAAATAAACAAAACTACCTTATTTCAACACTATGGAATAAGGCACAACTACAAATTCATTAAACGGAGGAAGTATGAAAAATAATTCAAATAAAGCAATTTTAGCAGGGGAAGTTAGAACAGAACCTGAATCATATAGCTGCTGCGGAGAAAACTTTTACTCGTTTTATTTGGCAGTAAAAAGAGATAGCGGAGCTGAGGACGTTATTCCTGTAAATATTTCTCAGATTTTAATTGAAAAAATTACCGTAGGCGACAAGCTTTGTTTTATCGGTCAAGTAAGAACCTATAACAAGCTTATTGACGGCAAAAACAAGCTTATAATCGTTTATTTTGCTCAAGAGGTAAAAGAATATGTGGAAGATAGGAACGAGGTTGATTTGACAGGTTTCTTCTGTAAAAAACCTATATTCAGGACAACTCCTCTTGGTAGAGAGATTTGCGACGTACTTCTTGCTGTAAACAGAGAACGTGGAAAGTCTGATTATATTCCTTGTATCGTTTGGGGAAGAACTGCACAGCACATAGGAAGTCTTGAAACAGGAGCTAAAGCTGCTGTACAAGGCAGATTACAAAGCAGGGTGTATAACAAAACAGTCGGAGATGAAGTTATACAACAAACAGCTTATGAGCTTTCTGTAAACAGAATACAAGAGGCTATCGAGGAGGTTATTATATGAGCAGAGTAGAAATTAACGAACTTGTCTTCAAAAAGGTTATATCAGCAGTTAAGCACAGTATTGCACGTGATGACAGCAGACCTATTCTTAAATATATTCAAATTAAGGTAGCAGGCAATAAGTTTACAGCCATATCTTTGGACGGCTATAGAGCTAGTAGAATTACGGTTGATTTAGGAAACTGTGATTATGAACCATTTACCTGTTTTATTAAACCTATAACAATTAAGCCAACAAAAAGAGGAGCTTTCTCTGTTATTATTGAGCTGGACGGCGACACAGCCCACGTGGAAGTTGTTACCGAATACGGTAAGCTAAAATATTCTTTTACACAGCCAAAAGACGCCTACGTTGACGTTGATAAGATTTATGAAGACGCAAAGGAACACGATAGAGAAGTCGCAATCAATGCTGTTTATCTATGTGAGGCGTTAAAATCTTGTGCTGCAGTAACTCTTGATAGAAACAATCTAACAATTATCGAAAACAAGCCTGATAGAACACGACCTGTAATTGTTAGGTCAAAATGTGAGGGAATACTTAACGAGCAGCTTATTTTGCCAATACGTGTTTGTGAGGAGGTTTAGTATGTTTGTAGGTTTAATTATTATTTTGTTTGCGTGGTTTATTGAAATGCCTTTGTGGCTTTCAATAACTGCCACAATAATAGCCTCATTACGCATCTTAGCTAAAACAGTAAGTTTTGTTGTTCGTGCTATGAATACGGTTGACTAGGGAGGCTTTATGACGCTAGAAGAAATCGCAGAAATGATTTATCAATGTGCAGAAAATTCAAACCCTAAAAATATATCAGCCGAAATTGATAGTATTTGTAGATATTTAACAATAAAAGCAAAAGAAAAGTTAGAGAAATCGGAGTTGTATTATGAGAAAAGATAACCAATATTACTCAAAAATTGCACTTAAATATTTGCAGGAATTAAGCCAAAAAGACGGCATTGATTATAAGATGGTCTGCTATGGAAATTTGCAAGATATGGAAGATTTATTTGACTTATTTGGAGGCAACAGGAAAAAACTTGCTGAACAAAACCTAGTAGGAGGACAAGGCGTCAGATACCGTTTCAAGTATGTTATGGACAAGCTTGATAAAGAAAGTAAAAAGCCTGACGCTATATTTGAAAAAAGCTTTATACACTACAACGGAATTATAAAAAAACCGACAAGGTGTTTTTGCTTAAAGGAGTAAACAAATGACACAAATCTCAGATGAACTTAAAAGATATATCGCTTGGAGCGGAGGAAAAGATAGTACAGCTAGTATCTGTAAATGCTATGAACTCGGAATCAAGGTTGACGGCGTTGTAATGTCTGAAGTAATGTTTGACCTTAAAAGAAACATAAGTGGAGAAAACCCAAAACATATTCAATGGGTATATAGCGTAGCTATTCCTATTATCGAAAATGTTTTTGGCTATAAAGTTATTATTTTAAGAGATAAAAGCGACTATATTCAAGAGTTTAACCACCGAATAGGGAAAAGGTCTAAAGTTCCTGAAAGAATAGGTAAGAAACGTGGTTGGTTTATAGGCGGTATGTGTATAGGAAACGACAGACTAAAAATGCGTCCAATCGATAAGTTTTTTAAGAAAGTTGGGAAATGTGAAACTATTGTAGGAATTGCGGCAGATGAAAAAGAGCGTTACGAGAAGAAGACAATGCAGGAAACAGGCAAGCGTAGTATTTTGTATGAACTAGGAATTACAGAAGAGATGACTTATGATATTTGCCGAAAGTATAATCTTTTATCTCCAATATACGACAATGTAAGCAGGAGTGGCTGTTGGTTCTGTCCTAATCAAGGAATACCTGAGTTTGCTGCATTAAAAAAACAACACCCTGAGCTATGGGCTGAATTAAAACTTTTATCTCAGGACAAAGAGATTGTGAGTCAAGGGTTTAAGTATGGACAAACTTTTGAAGAGGTTGAGTGGCAGGTTGACCTTATAAACAATCAGATGACTATATTTGATTTTTTGGAGGACAAAAAATGAGTACGCTTATGGAAATGTGTGCCGAAACTATCGCACAGAAAGAAAAAGAAATCATTGAGTTAAAAGCTCAGCTTGCGTCAAAGAATAAGCTGACAGATAAAGAGCTGCTTGCACTTAAAGCTGTTGTGTATGGTTGCAATACAAATAGGAAGTGTGGCGGCGGTGGAATATTTGTTGTCTATGAAGACGTTGAGAAGAAAAACCTTAACATAAAAGAAGAGATTGCGTTTGTCGAGGCTCTTAAAATTATGTTTGAACTTATAGAAAAAGAGGAGCAGGAGGGGAAAGATGAATCTACCAAATGACTTAATCAAGAGTACAGACCTAGAACAGGCGAAAGATAGAATCATACACGAGTTTAAGTGTGTTAATGACAAGATTATTCAAAGCTATGCCTTAGGCGGAGAACACGAGCTAACAACTCAGGAGATAGTTGATTGTCTTAATGGGCTTGCTACTATTGATTGTGATTTACAAACAGCTTATGCCTACATAAAAGGTCAGGAGAAACAAATAGAAGAGAAAGACGATACAATAAAAGCACTTATTCAAGACAGTGCAGCAGGCAAAGACTTGCTAAAAAAGCAACTAGCAGAACAGCCAAAAATTATTGTGAAGAAGATTAAAGAGAAAATGGTTGACGGAACAACTTGTCAAATATCTCAAACAGGCGACATTTGTATATATTTAGAGAGCATAAACAATATTTTAGATAACTTATTAAAGGAGTATAGCAATGAGCAAGAAAAGAATATTTAGAAAACCTATTTTTTCAAAAGTAAGCAATTCTTTTTATGAAGATATGTTAAAAGGAATTGAGAAATATCAGCAAAAAAATTGTAGAAGACTTGACGGAGTTTACCCTTGCTCAAATTGCGAATTTCATCTTGAACCATATTGTTTATTAAACTCCTTAAAAAGCGATTTTCAGAAGTTTAATAAAAAGGAGCAACTATGAACGAAGAGTGTTTTGTAATAATCGCTGAACCTAAACGAAGAGGACGAAGTAAAAAAGTGTTTCTTGGAACAAATAGTCAAAACATAGGCTGTTGGTATTTAAGCGTTTTATCTCCATACGTTATCAAAACTGTATTTAAGAGCGAAATAAAAGAGGTTTTTGACGCTATTCCTGAAGAGGTAAAACAAGAGCTAAAATATTGCAAAATTGCAAAGGTAAAAGTAAGTGTGGAGGCTGTATGAAACAACGACTGCAGAAGTTTTGGCAATGGTTAAAGCGTGAGATTCTGAATAAACAAATGCTTTTGTGGTTTATCATAGCTGAAGTTATATTTTGGACGCCGTGTATTGTTGGTGCGGTGCTAGGAATACTCGTAAATGGTTGGTATTGGACAATCTGTACGGTTTACATAGGTTTTTGGGTTGCTCCATTAACTCCTGCAATACCGCTCCAAATAGGGTTAGCGTACGGCTTAAAAAAGCTAGCTGACCTAATTAAAAGAAAAAAGAAAAATAAAGAGGAGAATCAAGATGACAAAGATAGAGAATTACTTGATAAATAAAGGAATAAGAGCTCAATACAAGGGCTTTGACTGCCTTGTAGAGGCAATTAAGCTAGTTCAGAAAGACAGAACATATAAAAATAGTATTACTAAAAGACTTTACCCTGACGTAGCAAAAACTCTTAATGAAACAGCTAGCAAGGTAGAACGTGCAATCAGACACGCTATATCTAAATCAAAAGTTCTTTATATGACTAATGGCGAGTTTATTTCAAGAGCTGCCTTAGAGCTTAAAGCTAGCTAGGAGGTGTTATGGCTAAGAGTGATAAAGAATATATCAAACAGCTTGAAGATGAGCTAAAACAGACCAAAATCGAGCTAAAAACATACAAGTCTGAATATAAGCTTGCAATAGCTGCCAACAGGCAGCTTGCAGCTAATCAAGCTAAGACCTGTATTAACTGTCAAGAGGTGGCGGAGGGCGACGTAATGTGCACCAAATGCCACGAGGAAGTTGTAAAACGTCTAAAACTACTAATGTTTGCTTTTGTAAGAAATTCACAGGTTGCACCTATCGGCTATCAGCTTAAAAAAACAGAAAAGCAAATAACAGATAAAACTTTCGAAACAATCAAAGAGGCTGAAAAGATTGTTGATTTTGAAAAGATGAGAAAGTTTATGAATCTTGCCTCAGAAAAGGAGAATCGTTATGACAATTAAAAATGTTTGTATTTATATCTTAATTGTGTGCGTGAGCTTTGTTTGTGGAGTTATCGCACTTGCTGCTGATAAGATGATAGCTTTGTGCTTAGGCTTAGTGCTTGGCGGTGCGGCTATTCTTGCAGCTGCTTTCTTAATTTACGTTATTGCAAAAGATAGAGAGTTAAAGAAACAACAATCAGAAGAGCAAAAACCTGTTAAGAAGAGTGGGAGTACAACTAATGCAAGAAGAAAGAGAATATAAGTGCGAAGACTGTTTCAATCAGGGCTCGCCTCTGTGTAGGTTATGCACATTTAGACAATCTCCAAGTGGAAAAACGTCAAGACCTTTGCACTTCAGAACGTTCGAAGATAGTCTTATTCAGATAAATATCTCACGTGCAAAGATACCTCCACTAGGACTAAAACCAAAATATGTACACGACGAAGAACGTGCACTCGATATAGCGAAAGCTATTGCTAGACGCTTACAATGTGGTATGGAAGTACCTATTGAGTGGGTGGAAGAGTATAACAGCTTACGTACGCAAGATAAAGAAAAGCAAGAGGCAAAGAGTAAGCCTCAATAGATAGGAGGAGCTATAATGGCTAGGCAAAAACTTTATTTCAAGTACGAGATACCAACAGGCGTAGTAGAAATTGTGAAATCTGTTTGTGTAGATTATGACCGTAGAGAACGTGCTATTAAGTTTAGCAACGTTACAGGAGCTGTACTAACTCGTTATATTGAACTAAACAATGCGGTTGATAAAGCCCTTGCAGCTATTGAGGTAGGACTGAGAAAAGATATGCTCAGCGATATAAATAAAAAGCGTGGCTTTCAGTTTTCCGCCGCCTCAACTCTGATTTCTAAAAACGCATATTACAGACGAAGAAGAAAGTTGATTTACGATATAGCTAAGGAACTCGCTCTATTATAATATTAAATATATATATTATATTAAATTATTTTTAAGTAGAGTAAGTATATAAATAAATTAAAGTATATAAGACACAATCAAGCTTATCTCATAATAAATGGCGACAAAACAACCCAAAGTATGTGATAAGATAAATAATAGATAATGTGCCAAATACCCAATGAGGTTAGAGCCCTTTTATTCCAAGACGGAGTAAATGGGCTTATTTTGTTTTCAAGAGGAGAGTAACAAAATGAGTCAAGAAAAAGAATCTAAAACAAAAGGAACTAAAAAAGGTCAGTTTCAAAAAGGCAACACAATAGGAAAAGAAACTCGTTTCAAAAAAGACAATCAGGCTGCGTGTAAGTATAAAGAAGAGTACTGCGATATGCTTATAGAGTTTTTTAACAAGCCTGCAACAAAGATTGTTTATAAAGAAATGTATCACAAAGGCGAATTGACTTGCAAAATACCTATTGTACTTCCTGAGGAATACCCAACGTTTGAATTATTTGCAGCTAGCATAGGCGTAACAACTAGAACTCTTAGAAATTGGTGTGATGAAAGTCCCCGTTTTGCTTTCTATTACGCACGTGCGAAAGAAATTCAACTAGGCAAGCTAACGTCAATGGCTGTTACAGGTATGTATAACCCTGTATATGCAAAGTTTGAGGCTGTAAACAATCACAATCAGAAAGATAAACAAGAGATTGACACAAACGTAAAAGGAGAGGCAATAGACGACAAGACAAGAGCTTTAATCGAGCGTGTAGAAAAGAGGTTGAAAGGTGTCGAAAAAGACAAGTAGCTCCGCCACCAACTACACGGAATATATACAAGAGATATTACAAGCAGAGTTTGAATACTGCCGTAATGACGTTGTATATTGGGCGAACAACTATTGTGTTATTGAAGATAAAGACTCTCCTGAGATTATTGTTCCTTTTAGAGCTTGGGACGCACAGAATCAAACATTACGAGATTTTGAGAAGTTTAGGCTTAACTTAATACTTAAAGCTAGACAAATGGGTATTACGTGGATTGCCTTATACTTCTGCACACACGACTTGATATTTAATCTCGGACACACAGTCGTAGCTTTGTCTAAGACAGAGGACGACGCAAAAGAGCTAGTAAGGCGTATGAGTGTCATACTTGACAATATGCCTGAAATATTAAAAGGTGGCGGCTTAGTTTGGAGGTCAACAGCTACCTCTATTCTGATTACAGATAGTAAAGGTAAGCTAGTATCTACTTTCAAAGCTTTTCCTGCCTCTCCTGCCGCAGGTCGTTCGTTTACAGGAAACATATTACTGCTAGACGAGTGGGCGTTTCAGGAATATGCTGAGGAGATATGGACTTCAGCATACCCAACAATCAACCGTCCAACAGGTGGTAAGGTTATCGGCTTATCTACAATTAAAAAAGGTACTCTATTTGAGAACCTTTGGCTTGAAGATAATGCTTTTCATAAGATATTTCTCTCTGTGTTCTCTGACCCTCGTAGAACGCAAGAGTGGTACGAAAGTACTGCAAAAGATTTAGGAGTCAAGGTTAAGCAAGAATACCCACGTACAGCTGAAGAGGCACTAAGTAACTTGGGTGGCAGCTTTTTCTCTGAGTTTGATTATAGTGTTCACACTTGCGAACCATTTAAGATTCCTGAAGATTGGACGATTTATAACACTATGGACTATGGTCTTGATATGTTTGCTCATTACAAGGTTGCAATCGATAGTGAAAAGAACGTCTATGTGTTCCACGAAATATACGAAAGTGGCGTTATTATTTCTGACGCTGCAGGTAAGATAAAAGTCGCAGAGCTTAAAGAAGATGAAGACGGAAATGTTAGCGAGTGGTACAGCCCTCGTTTAAGGCTTGCTCCTCCTGATTTATGGAATAGAAGTCAGGAAACAGGAAAGAGTAGAGCTTTAATCTTTGCAGAGAACGGCGTAGAGCTTGTTAAGTCTAACAATGATAGAGAGAGTGGTTGGCAGGCTGTTAAAGAGCTTATGAAGATACTGACAGCTCCTGACGGCACTAAATATTCAAAAATTAAGATATTTAGAAATTGTCCTAACTTAATCAGGACTCTACCTCAGTTATTGATTGATGAGAAAAACGCTAATGATTGTGCAAAGGAACCACACGAATTAACACACGCTCCTGACGCTTTAAGATACTTTGCTATTTATTGGACACAACCGCCTGAACCTAAGAAGAGCAGAAAAGTACGTTACCGTGCAGACCAACTTGAGGACTACTACAATGCTCAGACTGAGGAAGAAAGGCAAGCAATAATTAAAAGATATGGAGAACCTGAATTATGAAAATAGATTTACAAGGAAGAACTAAGTTGGCTTTTTTCCAAGACCTTTACAATGAGGCTAGAACGTTCTCAGATGAAATGTATGAGAAATTAGACCAACACCTTAAACAATATAAGGGCGATAAGAAAATTGACGGCTCTGATACTGAGGCTACACAGGTTCGTAACATAACATACGAGCTTGTAGAAAGCCAAGTTACAAGCTATTTACCAAGCCCTGCTGTTACAGCTAAAATGTACAGCGAAAAGAACGAAAGAAACGCTAAGAGTATTGAAACGCTTTTATCAAACAAACGTGATGAGCTTCCTTTTGAAAAGCTTAACGATATTGATGAGCGTTTTAACCCTGTCTATGGCGGCTCTGTTTGGCTTGTAGAGTGGGACAACTCAATTACCACTCATAATACTGTGGGAGATATAAAACTAACTTGCGTTAGCCCTCCTAAGTTTACAGGACAACCAAATATCTTTGAAGTTAAAGATATGGAGTACTGCTTTATTCAGTTTGAAACAACAAAAGACGAGATAGTAAGAAAATATGGTGTACGTCCTGAGGTGGCGGACGAAACCGAATCAGACGAAAGTGCTGACGATAAAACAGCAACCCTGTATATCTGTTATTACAAGAACGATAAAGACAAGGTTTGTCAGTATATTTGGTCTGCCGATACAGAGCTTTTAGATATAGAGGACTATTATGCACGTAAACGTTATGTATGTAAGCGTTGCGGCAAGCGTAAAGAAATCTGTACTTGCGAACACGCTAAGTATGAACTTCAGAACGAAGAATACGAAGAGGTTGACAGAGATATAGTTCTCTCAGACGGCGGCGTTATTCCTGCAATGAGCACCATTATTAAAGACGGTCAAGTTGTTACAGAAACACAAAAACAACAGGCTATTCTTGAAAATGGAGAGGTTGCTCTTGAAGACATAAACGGCGTTATGTTGCCTGTAATGATAGATGTTGAAGTTCCTAAGCTTGAACCTACAAAGTTACCGTTCTACACGCCAAATATTCTTCCTATTGTTATCAGAAAGAATATATCTGAAGAAGATAGTTTGTTAGGTCAATCAGACTGTGAGGCAATAAGACCTCAACAGCAAGCTATAAACAAGGTTGAAAGTCGTATCGGAGAAAAGCTTTTCGGTGGCGGCGTTTACCCAATCGTGCCTGAGGGTTCTAACTTAGAGCTTGATAATAGTATCTTCAAGAAAGTGTTTAAGTGTAATCAAGGAAACCAAAAGCTATTTGGCAGACTTGATTTACAAGTAGATATTTCAAGAGATATTGTTCAATCAGACAGATTGTACGACCAGGCAAAGCGTATTTTAGGTATTTCTGATAGTTATCAAGGTCAATACGACGCAAGTGCTCAGAGTGGTAAAGCTAAGCAAATACAAGTTCAACAATCTGCAGGACGTTTAGATAGTAAGCGTAAGATGAAAAATGCAGCTTATGCAGAAATCGACCAAATTATATTCCAATATTATTTAGCTTATGCTGATGAACCTAGACCTGTAACATATAAAGACGCTCAGGGAAGACGTCAAAACATTTATTTCAACAGATATGATTTTATCGAAAGAGATGAGGCAGGGGAATACTACTATAACGACGAGTATTTATTTTCAACAGACGCTACAATCGACGTAGAAAAGTCAAGAGAGCTTTTATGGCAAGAGAATAGGGCTAACTTCCAACAAGGAGCTTATGGCGACCCTAAATTGCCTCAAACTCAGCTTATCTTCTGGCAGAATATGGAAAAAGCACATTATCCGTGGGCTCACGATAACGTGGAACGTATCAAAGAAGAAATAGCAAGACAACAAGAGATTGCTCAATATCAAGCCCAAATTCAAGGCTTACAGGGAGAAGTTAAGAACAGGCAAGACTATGAGCAATACCTATTATCAAAAATCAATGGAGGAATAAACAATGGCTAATAAAGTAAACACAACTTATTCTGCTAATCTAGGAACTAGCAATGTAAAAGTACAGCCAACACAAGCTATAACTCCAACAACAGTTGATACAAGCTATCAAGGTAATAGCAATGCTCTTTATGGAGGACACGACGCTACTTGGTGGCAAAATCAATATGCTAGACAAACAGACGCAGAATCACAAGCAATGGTGCGTAAAGCTGCTGATTATTACGGCTATAAGATACCTGAAACAGTTGCACAGCCTCAAACAACAGCTCAGACGCTTAATAGTTCTAATAGCAACGTTGCAAGCTATGCTGAATATTCTCAAACAACTCCAACTCAAAATAATGTACAGCCTACTGCACAAGCTACAACTTACGCAGCTAATACAAATCAAGAACAGGTGGCGGCTACTACTCCAACAAGTCAAGTTCAAACAGAACCTATTGACTCATACGAAGAGTTTTTGAGAAAGAGAGGCGAGGGTTATCAAGAAACCCTAGACAAAACAAAACAATCTATTGAGGAGCAAAAGCAAAATGCAATAGACCAAGCAGAGTTACAACGTTTGGAGGCTCAAAGACAAGCTGAAGTTGCAAGAGAAAGAGAAGTTGCTGACTCACGTTCTGCTTACGAACAAAACAAGGCTACTTACGGAGCTAATGCAGAGCAAATGGCTGATATGGGCTTAACAGGTAGTGGTTATGGCGATTATATCAACGCACAAGCTTATGCTACACAAAGAGCAGAACAACAAGCTGCAAATGCTAATGCAGAAACAGCTAAACAAAACGCTCAATACGTGGCAGACCAAAACAAGTTAGCAGCAGAACAGCAAGCTAACTCAGATAAGCTTAATGCTGAATTGACTTATGCTGAAAATATGGCTAACAATGACGCAGCTATTGCTCAATATAGAACTCAAAAAGAAGAAGAGGCAAAAGCTAAGGCTGAACAGGAAGAGGCTGAGAGAAAAGCATACTACGCTGAATTGCTTAGCTATGCAAATAATGGCTCTTACACACAAGAACAACTTGCTCAACTTGGTGCTCAATATGGGCTTAGCGAAGAACAGCTTAAAAGTCTTGATGACGCAGCTCTTACTTATAAGGACAATACTTATAAGCAAAATTATGCTGAGGCGTTGGACAATATCACAAACTACGGTGCAGACCTTGACGCTAGCTACTTAGACAATATGCTTAAAATGGACTTGATTACACAGGAACAATACAACGACCTTAAAAATCAACTTAACACGAAACTTACAGACGAAATTAAACAAAATGTTACAAACGGAGATAGTACAGCTATTCAAGCAAGCATTGATAATGCAGACAAGTATTATTCTGAGGGGAAAATTACTCAGGAACAATATCAGAGCGTTTATAACGATTATGTTAATAGTGCAGTTGGCGGCGTTTCAAATGTTGACGATTATCAATCTGTTAAGAAGACTCTTGATGAATACAAGAATAGCGGAAAGCTATCTCAATCTCAGTATGACAACTTGCTAAGCAAGATGAAGAAAAACACCACAAAGAAACTTGACAGCTCTCAATATAAAGTTAGCGGTTTAAGTACGGCTCTTGACAAGACAGACGATATTGACGTCAAAATTAACGGTGTTACTTATGACCTTGTTTCAGGTAGTAGAGTTGAGAAAGACAGCACTAAGAGTTTGCTTAATGAAGTGGCTACAGGAAATAGTGGAACGGCTCCGTCTGTTGGAACGATTGTTGTTGTTTGCGGCAAAATGTACATTTATAAAAAATATGGTGCGTTTGGTATCAATGCTAAGGCAAGGTGGTACGAAATGGGCAATGATAGCAGCAAGGTAAGCGACGCTGTTAAGGCTTATATGAATCAATAATAAGGAGGCTTTTTATGTCAAATATTTCAATATTGGCAGCAAAAGGTGCACAAAATAAAAATAATTCAGTATTAAATACAGAAAGTTCAGCGTCAACTCTTTCAAAACTTGTTGCAGGCGAAAAAACTGACAATATGATAGCTGAGGAAGAAAGAGCCAAAAATCAAGGTGGCTTTTTCGGCGGTATAGGTTACGTTTTCGAAAAGATAGGCTTAGGTTTTCTAAGTGGTATTGAGGGAATATGGGACTACGCTGCAGGTGGTTTGGCTAAGCTATTTGGTGCTGATGATTGGGCTGAGCAACAATTTGCTAATGATTGGGTAAATTACAATCACGCTGACGAGTGGTTTAACCCTAGCGACGGTTGGAAGACAGCAGGCGACGTTGCAGGTGGTATTGGCACAAGCTTGCCTGCTATTGCAGGTGTTGCAGCAGCAGGTGCAATAGCGTATTTCTCAGGAGGTACGCTTAGTCCTGTTGCAGCAGGTTTGATTTCTGCTAGTATTGCAGGCTTAGGTGCAGCAGGTAGAGCCACAAAAGAGGCTTACGACCAAACAGGAGAGCTTGGAGGTAAAGAGTTCGGTTACGGTGCCTTAGTTGGTGTAACTGAGGGAGCAATCGAGGGCGTATCTGCAGGAATTGGCGTAGGTACAGGTCAAGTTGTTAAAGGTATAAGTAAATCGTTTGGCAAAGAGGTAGCGGAAAGTGCTACACGTCAAACACTTGGCAAAGCTATGATTAAAGGCTTTATCGGAGAGGCGTTTGAGGAGGGAGTTGCAGAAATGATAACTCCTGTATGGAAACGTCTTACTTATGACCCTAATGCTAAAAATGCAACGGCTCAGGAAGTTGGCTATGCAGCTCTTATAGGTGGTCTAAGTGGTGCTCTTATGGGCGGCTTTGACGTTTCTGTAAGGAATATAGCTAGCACTTCAAGAGGAAACACAATAGCTAATGAGGGTAAAGCTAACAACGTTTTGAATATGGCTCAACAGCTTAGTGAATATGAAACAGAAAACAACACAGGCTACGAGCAATTTCAAGTTGTAAAGAACACTCTTTCTGAATTGCAGACAAGTTTACAAAAAACAGGCGGAGAAGTAACAACTTTAAGACAAAAAATGTTGCTAGGGGTGCTTGAACAAGCTAATACCTCCGCCGCCTTTACTCCTTTTGTTGCTCAAAGTGCACGTAATATCGTAAATAATGCTGAAGTTATAGCTCAAAAGCTTTCTAGCTATGGCTACACTGACGCAAACGGTAAAGCTGTTACTTTTACTGCAGAACAAATTATGGAGGGAATAGACACGAACAACCCTCAAAGCTTTGTTACAGCACTAAAAGAAAACGCTGTGCTAAGAACGTTGGCAGTAGCTGACGCAACAGGACAGCTTTCTCTTGATTCTGCTAAGTTTAAGCAAGCTACTTTAATGGGACAACAGCTTGCCTCACAGGTTGACCTTAATAGATTTATCGAAACAGCAACAGATTCTGAACTTAAAGCCGTTGGAGAGCAGCTAGGTATTGATAATTGGCAAGGTATTACAAGTGATGAGTTTAATAACAAGATTATTGACTTTGTAAACAATGGAGGCGTTGAAACTTACAGGAAAGAGCGTTTAATTGTAAAAGACGTTCAAAATATTGACCCTACAACCGCCACCTCTATACCTAAGCTTATAAATATCAAGGAAGACGGAGCTGTTAGATATACCAAGAACGGCACCGATATTGCTGTTATAAAAAATGGCGACACTTATCGTATTTATGATTACGAAAGCGGACGCTTAACAAAAACATTAACAAAGGCAGAAGTAAATAAAATACTTAGAGAAATCAACTCTCAACAGCAAGAGGCTGCAGGAGCCATAACAAAAGAGCTTGAAAAACAATCTGAGCTAGCAAAACAAGCTAGCGAGATTGACTCTTACGCAAGAGAAAATATAAAAGATTATGCTAAGCTTAATGAATCTAACAAAAGTATGATAAGAGCTATTATCAGACAAGGTAGAGCAGCAGGCATAGCTGATGATTTTCTTCTTTCTACAGCAAGAGTTTCTGCACGTTCAGGACTTAACGTTGTATTTAGTAAAGAGGCGTCCTTTGTTACAGCTAGCGGCACTTATGCTGACGGAGCTATTGATTTGAAAAATAACAGAATTATTATCAACCCTGAGGCTAAGACAAGAACGGGAGAGATGATACTTATTCACGAGCTTACTCACGCCGTTTATAACAACAATGGTGTTTTAACAGTCGCTGAGGGCTTAAAATCAATGTCTAACGCCGAGAAAGAGGCGATACGTAAAAGATATAAGAAAATCGGTAAAGGCGGAGCTGTGGAGGTTTCTGACGAAATTAACGCACATTTTGCAGAACAAACACTAGCTAATAAAAATATTCTTGAAAGATTGGTGGCGGACAAGCCAACTGTTAAGGAAAAAATACTAAGTTTCTTCAAAAAATCAACAATAGATTACAGCGAAGACGCAAAACTTACAGGAGCAGCTAAAAAGCTCTATAATCAGTACAAAAAACTCTTTGATGAGTTTGCTGCACGCAACCAACAGGGCAATCTTTTAGAAAATCAAGCACAAATTGCTGATTCGAAAGCCTTTGCTCTTGCAAATGATGACAAAAATAGCTATAATAGTCAAAAAGGAGCCGTAGATTATGGAAAAGAAACCTCAAAAACAAACCAAACAGACAGCGAAAGACGCAGTTTGGGTAACATACAAGGACAACAACGGACAAATCAAGTCAGCTCCCTTAGAGATTTTTCAAGAGATAGCAAAAAAGCAAGGTTGGAAGACCCAGCCGACAGATTGGAATACTTAAAAATCTTAAAAGAGGGCGGTCATACACAAGTAAAAATAGATAATATAGGCGTTAAAAACTTTATTTCTTACATAGAAGTAAAAGAAGACGCACTTTTACCTGTTTTGAAAGAGATTAGAGCCGAAAATGAGAAGATAGGCTTTAAGACAAAATTCACTACAAGTGGTTTTAATGTAAGCGGAGATAGTATCAATTTTGATAATGTTCTTGGCTTATATTCTCCTAGCTATGACACAATATATGTAAGATTAACTGCAGAAGATATTACTAACACTAACAATCACGAAAGATTGCACAATGTTGAAAGAAAATACCCTGATATATTCAAGGCGTTTAAGGCTGAAGTAAAGCAAATTTTCGGCAATGATTATAAAAATGTGGTAGAATCTGTTGCTAAAGATTGGGAACTGACAGAGTTTGGCTTAAAAGAAAGCGAATTTCTTGCAGAGTTTTTTGCAGGTGGAGAAAGAATTGATTTTGGTCTTGATATTGACGCTAAAAGGGACGTAGTTGTTGAAAAATACAGAAAACTTTTAGCAAAAAAAGGCAATTTAGACAATTTGCGTTATGCTTTACCTGAAACAGACTCAAAAGGCAACACTTTAACAGCTGCACAGCGTGAATACTTTAAGGACAGCAAGGTCGTTGATGATAAAGGACAACTTTTACCTGTTTATCACGGAACAAATAGTAGAGAAGAAACGAGCGTTTGGAACAGTAAATATAATTGGTATGACACGGAATACAAGACGTTTACTGTATTTAAGCCAAATGAAGATACAACAGGCTTTTTCTTTGCTGATGAATACGACAATGCAGGCGGCTATGGAAGTACTGTTTATGAAGTCTATCTTAATATTAAAAACCCTCTAATTATTGAGTGTAACAACGCAAATTATAGCTCAATAACTCACAACGGAATTACGCAAGATACGTATGAGTGGGCGGCGTGGGCTAAAAAGAAAGGTTATGACGGTGTTATCTTCAAGAATATTAGGGACGGCGTTGATTATGGAGCAATGCAAAAATCTCTTAACGAGTATGTTGCGTTTAGCTCAAGACAAATAAAGCAAATAAACAATAAGCGTCCAACACTTGACAACGATATTCGTTATGCTTTAAGTAAAGACTCTGAGATAAAAAACTTAGTGGCAATTCACAACACCACAGAAACAAAGTTACTTGATTCTATTAAGCTAGGCGGCTTAGCTGTTCCGTCAATAGCTATAACAAAAGCTGATTACGGACACGAAAACTTTGGAGAGATAAGTTTAATCTTCAAGAAAGATAGCGTTGACCCTGCAAACACTAAAAACAAGGTTTATAATGCTGACGTTTATTCTAAACGCTTTCCAAAGACTGTTACAAAGTTTAGCGATAGTGCTGTTGATGAACTACAAGCTAAGTTTGCAGAAAGTGCTAAAATCTTTAATGAAAAAACTTACAGTATAGAAGACTACTTGAAAGACGATACAATCGGAAATATAGTAGATAAATTATTCTATAAGAATTATGTTAGAATTGAGTTCTTAAAAGATAGCGGTATCACTTTTGAGCCTGTTTACAAAGATTATTCTCTTGGAAACTCAAAAGATGAGGCTGTGTTAGAAATGCTTATCTCTAAGTTTGAGCCTATCATAACAAACAAGCAAGAGGCTGATTATGATTACGTAATGGAAAATGTAAAGCCTGAGGTTGCAAAAGTTTTGAAAGAACAATACACAAAACTTTCTGAAAATACAACTATGCAAAGTTTGAAAAAATCGTATAAAGAGTTGGCAGAAAATATCGATAACGACCTATATTTCAGAGAAGTAGATAACTATATCATTAAGGCAAAAGAACACTACAAAAATAAAGGTTCTAAGGTTCTTGATGAAAGAGAAAGTTACGAGAAATTGCATGAACTTACCAACGGAAAAGAGAAAGAAATAAAACGTTATATACGAGAGCTGCTTAACAAGTATGATGAGGGCTTGTACTTCAGAAACGATAAAGATTACTATACGTCTAGTGGTTACCCAAGAAGTTTTAATCAGTTATACAATAAAGCCGACCTGCAAAGTATTGTGCAGTATATGGTTGGAAACGTGCAAAACTCAGAGGGCTATTCATACGGCGTAGGAAATGTAAGAAGTCTTTTAGCAAAACAATACAAATCTATATCAGAAATAAAGCAAGATTCAGATAAAATACTTTCAGCTGAGGAAATGGGAGAGTTTAAGGCTGAGAGTCAGAGGTTGTTTGAGGCTCTTTGTGATGAGATAGGGGTTCAAGAGGGTGTTTATGGTGTAGATACAACGCCTGACTTACTTGTGGAAATTGCAGGTAAGAAAATTACAACTGAGAATATATTAAAGACTTTCAGAGAGTGGCACAGACCTATACCTAAAATTGATACTATTTCAAATATAAAGCAATTCTTTGCTCAGTTAAAAGATTACCCAACAGAATATTTTGAGGTTAAGCCTCAAAGAGTTGTCGATTTTGGAGAAGTAGTAAAAGTATTTGCTCCGTCATCAACAGACCCACAAGTTATTGATTATTTTACAAGCAATAATATCAGCGTTGAGCTTTACGATTCATCAACTCCTACACGTGCAGAGCTAGTCAAAACTCTTCCTGATGACATTAAATTTGCTCTTCCTATGGACGAAAATGAGGACAGGGTAGTTGGAGGCTTGACAAGAGGTCAAAGAGCTAAATTCGTGGCAAATAACACGAAATTAAAGGTGTATTCTAAGACTGACGCAGCAGATATTATCAATAGCATAATTGATGAGCGTTTAGTATTGGGCGACAAATACGGCTCTTTATCAGGAAAGAGTAAATCTCAGGCTATTGATATGTTGTTTAGACAGCTAAATGCTACAACTGAGGGTTATAGAGGAACCGCCGCCTTGCATATTGCAGATTATCTGATTGAAAACACTATCTTGAACGATATGTATGTTGACGATTCATCTGAGGCAATGTGGCAACTCAAAATACTTCAGGGTTATATGCACAAGGTTGACTTAAAGAGTATTCAGAGCGAAATCAATTACAAATACGACAAGAAGAATAGCATAAATCTTGTTTGGGGTGCTAAACAGGGTGGTATGGCTCCTGACGTTATAGCTCAGGAACTTAATTCTCTTGGAGTACGAATTGACGCAATAAATGAGGCGGACTGTTTCTTTGAAATGGTCGATACTTATAACTCTCTAAAAGCTCAAATAAACAAGAGTGTTGATAAATTAAAACTATCAACGTTTGGTAGTGAAACACAGCTTGAAACTCTAAGACAGGAAATTGCAAGAGATATACTGCTAGCTTATGATGAGAAAGGAACTCAATCAAAATACGGAAAGCTAGTTGAAAAATACACAACTAAGATTCAAAGCTTAAAACGTCAAGTTAAGGAAACCGAAAGACGCAACAACGTTCTAAATGCTGCGTTAGAGAAAGCTCAAAATATGAAAGACTTAAAACTTGGAACGTTCTTAAATGCTACTGAGTTTAAGAGTGATATATTCAAGCAATCAATCGAGCGTTTAGGCAAAATTAAGTGGAGAGGAAATCTTAACTCTTCAGGTACTCATAGAATTATGGCAGACTTAAAACAATGGTATGTCAAAGATAACCCTATTTTAGAGGACTGCTACGAACAGGGTATTGCTGATATGTTAGACGTTCTTTCAACAGGAAACGCTAAATATTCAACAGATGAACTTGTTATGTTGAATAATGTGCTATCTTATTTCACTAACTTTGTTAAAAATTACAACAGGGTTTACAAACAGGGAAAATGGATAGAGGCTCTTCCTGAGGCAGAAAAATATATTGATATTCTCCACAGCAACGAAAAAATAAAGGTTGGCTTATTCAAGAAGTTTGCAGGCTCAACATATACTCAAACTTTTGGCGACCCTATGACAGTTGCTAGACGTATGGACTTGTACGAAAATGGTTTCTATACAGAAATGATGACAGACTTGCGTGAGGCAGCTATTGACGCTCAGGTGGCGGAAATGGAGGTTAAGTCTAAATATAATAACTTCTTGTCTGCTCACAAGAAATACTTAACAGAGATTACAAAAACAAAAGTTAAGTATAAGGACGTTGAAATGCCAAAGGCTCAGCTTATCGGTTTAGCAATGACCTTAAAGAGGGAACACGCACAAGCAGGCTTAGCTCTAAATGGTTTCTCGTTTATTGATACAGACAAAAAGAAAATTAGAGTTAGAGGCTTTGCTCCAAGCGTAATGTCAGACGCAGAACTATTGACCGCCGTCGTAGAAGAACAGGCGTATATTGACGGCTTGCTTTCTGATACAGACAGAGAATATATCTCTATTTTAGAAACAGCTTATAATCAGGACGCTAAAAAGCTTAAAGCTGATAGAGATATGCAGCGTTTAGGCTTTACAAACGCAACTGAGGACTATTATTACCCAATCAGACGTGGAAATATTGCTAAAAATATTGATACTTCAGATATTGCAGCAGAGCTTGACAGAGTAAGCAATTCATCTTTCAACAAAGACACGGTAAAAGGTGCAAAACAAGAGTTGTTTATTGAATCTGCTGACACAGTATTCAACAGACATATTCACGCTGTTTGCCAATACTCGTATTTATCTCCTGCAATCGAAACGTTTAACAGGCTATTCAATCTTGATATTTCAGGAAATAGAAACAAGCCTATAAGTATAGCAACAGAAAGTGCTAATACGTGGGCTAAGGGCAATAAATACTTCAGCAAGCTTATATCTGATATTCAAGGAATACCGTCATCATCAAGTGAGGGTATGAAAGCTTTAAGCTTTATCAGAGGCAATTACGCTAAGTTCCAACTCGGAGCTAACCCAAAAGTATGGCTTACTCAGTTATCGTCTTTGTTCTCATCTTCAAGTATTCTTGACGCTGATAGTCTTGTTAAAGGCGTTGCCGTATCAACTAAGGACGTAGATACTTATTGTCCACTTGCTAAGCTAAGAAATGCAGATAATACTGCTGCAATGGCTCAGGGTGTGCTAGATAGGTCAGTTGGAAAGGTGTCAAACGCTTTAATGGCTCCTATCGGTAAAATGGACAGATTTGTAGTTAGAAAGCTATTTGGTGCTTGTCAGGTACAAGTAGCCAAAGACGGTGGAGCTAAGGTCGGTACTCACGAAAATAAAGTGGCTGCAGGTCAGCTATTAAAGCGTGTAATACTTGAAACTCAGCAAAACTCAATCGCAACAGAAAGGTCTGCTGCAATGCGTTCAGGAAATGAAGTGTTGCGTATGCTTACAATGTTTACAGCTGATAGTATGAAAGTTGTCGGCAGAGTTATTGATTCTGTCGGAGAATATTCAACAATCAAAGCTAAACTAAAAGCCGCCACCGACCCTGACGTTAAAGCTAGACTTACTACTCAATTAAAAGCTGCTCAAAGAAAAGTACGTAAATCTGTTACGGCGTTGCTAACTTCAGCTGCGTTTATGGCAGGAATTGCTAAGCTATTCCGTTGGTTATATAACAAAGAAGACGAAAACGAAACAGAAACCGTTGTAGTTGACTTTGTGGGTAACTTATTTGGTGGCTTACCACTTGTTAAAGACGTTTACGCAAGAATTGCTGAGGGCTACGAGTTAGACAACTATGCTTATTCTGCAATCAATGACCTTTTAGATAGTGCGTCAAATATGTTTAAGGCTGCTCAGGACATTATCTCAGGAACCGCCTCCGAGCAAGATATAGCTAGAAATATTAAAAGCTTAACTTACTCAGTAGGTCAGATATTTGGAATACCAACAAGAAACCTTTATAACGTGGCTTACGGCTTAACAAAGCGTGTTAGTCCGTCAACTGCGTATAAGATTGATGATAAGTTCTACAACAAAAACTACGTATCTGACTTAAAAGAGGCAATCGCTAATGATGATGAGCAAATGATAGCTACAATTATGAGCTTACTGCTCAATGAACGCATAGGCGACGGCGTTAGCGATAGGGTTAGAAATAAACTTCACGAGCTATATGCAGGAGGCTATTCTGTACTACCTAAGAGCGTGGGAGATAGTATCACTTACAATGGAGAAACAATCACTCTAACAAACGCTAAGCAAGAGAGTATAAAAAATATCTACAGCAAGGCAAATAGCGTCGTGGAAAAAGTTGTTGCTGATACAGGTTTTGCTTTGTTATCTGATAAAGCACAAGCTAAAGCAATAAAACAAGTTTATGACGCTTATTATACTAAGGCAATAAATGAAGTCTTAGGTCTTGAAGATGATAATACTTTGTTGCAACAAGCAAAATACCTAGATATGGCTAAATTGTCTGTAATCAATGCAGGAATATCTGAAATAACCTCAGACAAAGACAAGACAGGCAAGACTATTACAGGCTCTAAAAAGGCTAATATAATTAAGTTTTTGAATAAACAAGCTATTTCGCTTGAAGAAAAACTACTTGTGTTGGCTTTACAGGGCTATACCGTTCAAGACGGCGACATACGTAATATTTCTGCTGAAAAAGCCAAAATTAAGCTGTTAAAATACATTATCAACTTGAAAGGTTTAACGTCGGCAGAAAAGGCTGAGCTTGCTCAAAAGTGTGGTTTTGAAGTCAGAAACGGCAAAATAGTCAAGCAATCTATGTATAGCTATAAATAAATGGCGACAAAATGCGGTTTAATATGTGTTATCATATATTACAGGAGGAAAGAGCTATGTACACTATAACTCCAACTGTGGAATCTGATATTACTAAAATCGTTTGTCCTTACTGCAAAGAAAAAGTCCCACGTATAGGCTTGCAAAAAGAAAGTAAGATACAAGGTCTTACGTTCAAATGCAGAAAATGCGGCAAGTTGTGGGAAGTAAAAACTGAATAATGATAAATTGTGCCAAAGTCCAATGAGATAGAGCCCTAAATCACTAATAATGGTGGTTGGGGCTCTTTTCTTATAAAAAATTATTAAAAAAGGAGGAACCTAAGCTATGAAATCTGGAAAAGACAATAGATTCGCAACCAATAAGGGTGGCGTTATCAAGGCTCCAAAGCCTGTAGGCGACCAACCTAAATCAACCATAGTTAAAGGCAATGACCTTAGAAACGGTAAGAAATAACCCAAAATCTAAAAAGTAGGAGGAATCATAACGATTATGGACAAAAAAGAACAAAATCTTGACGAAGTTTTGGAAGATGAAAATCTTGACGAAGTAGTTGAGGACACAGAAGACCAAAACGACGACGAGTTTGAGTATGACGAAGAGGGCAACATAATTATTCCTGACGTTGTTGACGAGGACGTTGAGGAAGAAGTTGACGAAGTTGACCCTGACAATCAGGACGAAAAGTCTGACTCAGAAGAAAACGAGGGCTCTGATGAAGAGGACGAAGTAGTAGAGCCTGAAGATACAAAGAGTGATGAAAAAGACAAACGAATTGCAGAGCTTGAGAAAGAGCTAAGGCTCTATAAATCTCAAGGCAAAGATACTCTTTCAAAGCTTGGAGTAGAAACAGACAACGTGCTTGAGGGTTTGGAAAAGCTTGCTGCTGAGGCTGACGATATTCCGTTAGAAGAATATAAAAAGAAAAAAGCTGAAACACAAGCCACTGAAGAGGCTAAGAAACTTTTGCAAAAAGTTGAATTTGAAAAGAAAATGAAAGCTGACTTTGCAGAAGTACAAGCATTTTACCCTGAAACGAAAGGCTTAAAATCAATTACTGAAATCGACAACTTTGTTGAGTTTGGAAGATTGAGAGATTTAGGACTTTCTCCAAAACAAGCTTACGCTGCTGCAAATGCTGACAACGTTAAGAAAAGTGTAGCTAACGCTGTTAAGCAAAAGTCGTTAAACGACACAAAACAACACTTACAGTCTGCGGTTCCTAAGGGTTCCAAAGACAATTCTCTAGTAATGCCAAAATCGACATTGTTAGAGTGGAGGGACTTATTCCCAAATAAGAGCGATAAAGAAATTATTGCTCTATTCAAACAAACTATGAATAAATAAGGAGAAATAATTATGTTTAGATTGATTAAAATCGAAAACGCTAGAATTAACGTTCCTGAACCTGAATATTTAGACGTAACAGCTGCTGAGGCTGTGTCTGAGGGCGAGGCTCTTGTTCTTGCTAGCGGAAAACTTACAAAATGCGGAGCTACTGTCGCTCCACAATTTATCGCAATGGCTAGTCTTGCTGCTGACGCAGAAAAGAGAACTATTGCTGTATGCAGAGTAGAAAAGAACCAAGTATATGAGGTTCCTGTATCTGCAGCTCCTACTTCTTTGAACGTAGGCGACAAAGTAACATTAAATACAGACGGACTACAAGTAACTGCAACTACTACAAGTGGTGTTGTAACTATCGTTTCTCTTAACGGTGCAGCAGCTGCAGGCGACAAAGTAGTTGTCAGAATCTAAGGCGGAGGTAAAAATTATGTCTAATTTTATTTACAGTAAATTATCAGGTAAAAATGACCCAATGTTCGGAAAATTCGAACACCCAATTAAGGCTCTTATCGAAAATGAGTCAAATATTTGTGAAAAGAATAAATCAATTCTTGACGTTCTTTTCAACGTTGAAAAATCAAACAGATATGCTGAAACTGTTATCGGCGAATCAGATTTCGACACTTTCCAAAGCGTAAAAGAGGGACAAGGTGCTGAAAATGATAACGTAGAAACAACTTTCAAGAAAACTATCGAACACATTACCTTTATGAAAGAGTTTTCTATCACTAAGGAAATGGCTGACGACGCTAAGTTCGGTATGGGTACTAATATGAAAAACAAGCCTCGTAAATTCGTACGTGCTTACTACAAAACTCGTACTAAAATTGCAGCTTGGGCTCTTATCAATGGTACTAAAACAAGTGGAGTATTCAACAAAGCAAATGTTGACCTTACTTGTCAAGACGGACTTTCTCTTTTCAATAGTGCTCACAAGTATTCAACAGAAAAGATGAAAGGCAAAACTCAATCAAACTACTTCTATGGCGATATTACAAGCTCTGCAGACAAGCTAGAAGAAGGCTTGGGTGTACTTGCTAATAAGCTTAGAAACTTCAAAGATGAAAACGGCGAAAATATGGGTTATGTAGCTGATATTATCGTTATTCCTTGCAACAGACCTAAACTTGAGGCAATGGTTAAAAAAGTTGTTGGCTCTGAAAGAACAGTTGGTAGCAACAACAACGATATTAACACTCAATACGGTAATTGGACAGTAGTTGTTCTTGACGGTTGGGAAACTGCAGACGACAGATTTATGATTATGTCTTCTGAAGCTAACGAAAACTTGCTTGGAAATATGTTCTATAACCGTGTGCCTCTTGATATTCAAAGCGATATTGATACACACACTCGTAACTTCATTTGGAACGGTTACTGCCGTTTTGGTGTAGGTTTCAACAGCTGGAAACATATCGCTCTTGCTGTACACAGCACTTCAGCAGTATCAGGAGCAACTTCTATTGCTTAATAACAGCTATGAAGTCTAACAAGGAGGTATTATGACTATATCTGAGCTTTACAAACAAGTTGCTCAGTTAGGCTTTGAAGATTCCTTAGAGGACGACGACAGATTTTATTATGCAGCGAATAGAGCTTTATTGCAGGTCAACAAAATCAGACCTGCAATAAGCCGCTATTTGATTAACCATAAACCACTAGAAAATCAGGTGGCAGAATCTACGTTTGAATCTTTGGAAAAAGAAGAAGACCTAACGTTTCAAGCAGTAAATGTTAAGTCATATTATTTCGAAGTGGACGGTAACGGTGTTGTATATATAGAACTATACAACGACACAACGTCAAGTTGGGAAGTTATCAGCACAATTCAGTTATCATCTTCAAAAGCTTTTGTGGCTTATAGAGGTTTTATTAAATCAGGTGGCGAGTTTGTTACAGGTAATGTAAGACTTAGATTCTCAGGAGAGTTTATTTACTCTGTGAGAAATGTTGCAATGTATAAAAACTTATACAGCAATGAAGTATCTGATATTCCTGCTTACGAACCTTACACAAGGTACGATATTAAACAGCTAGTAAATGATTTTATGGCGTTATGTTGTCCTCCTATTTTGGAAGACCAACAGAACAAAGTCTTAAATCAGAAATATGAAATTGAGGGTAACAGTATTATTTTATTGCCTTACGATAACAAAGGCGTTTATAAGGTTATGTATGAACGTCGTCCTAAGGAAATAGAAAATCACGGCGACGCCTCAAACGACGAAACTTTGATTGATATAGACGACGAGCTTTGCTCACTTATGCCTATATTGATTGCGTCTTACGTATGGATAGACGACGAGCCTCAAAAATCAGAATACTATCTCAGCTTATATCGTGAACGTGCAATGGAAATTGAACGTAAAATTAAAGATACCGCACCTGTAATTATTAAAAGTTCAAATGGGTGGTAACGAATATGGCTAAAACAAACATTTTACAAGAAAGAACAGCTTATAACAGATATTACGGCGATTTTAGAGGAGTTGACTTTTCGAGCGACCATACACAGGTACACGAACAACGTCTAGCTTACGCTGTAAATATGTATAAAGACTATCAATCAGGTCAAGGACAGGCTCTTGAAACCATTGCAGGTTTTAGAAAGCGTGTTGTTTTACCTGAAGAAAACAACGTACACGGTATTTTCAATTTCTCTCACAGAAACGAAAATAACGAAGTTGTTACAAAAGTTTTGATTCACTCAGGAAATAAGCTCTATTTATGGAATAATTACCCTAACACTATAAATGTTGTTTTAAGCGAAACAATAGTCGTTCCTGCACCAAGTTCTACAATTAACGGCACTCACACTTTTGTACAAAGTTTACCTAACAACGTTGCTACTGTTGTTGCTTTGGCTAAGACGAACGGAGAAGCTTTAACTTTATTGACAAGTTACGATTCTGAAACCCACGAACTAAGCTATGCAAGCAGCAGCTTAGCTGAGGGAGATAGGTTAATTTTGTCATACAAAGAGGGTGTTATAAATATTCAAGACGCCCTGTTTAGCGATATGAACAATCGCAAGAGTGCGTCTTTTATTTTTAATAACAAACTGTACATTATTGACGGTAAAAATTATTTGGTATATGACGGCGAGAAAATAACAAATGTGTTAGATACGGCTTATATTCCTACAACTTATATCAATATAATTCCAAACGGCGAAAATGCTGACATAGGCGTTGAATATGAACAAAGGAATATTTTACAACCTAAATTCAAAACAACGTTTATTGCAGACGGAACCACAACGGAGTTTTATTTGAACGAAAACGAGCTTGACGAAATCTCAGAAGTTAAGCTTTACGGTAACGTGGTGGCGGAGAGTGATTATACAGTTGACTTACTTCACGGAAAGGTAACTTTTAACACAGCTCCAACAAAACCTCAGGAAACCGTGCAAATTGCCGCAGAAGACGGCGGCTCAATTTATTACCCTGAACAATACGCAGGCGTAGAAATAACTGCTAAAAAGGTATTTACAAGCATATCAGGCGTTACAGATGAGTGTTCTGTAATATCAGAATTGATAACAAATTGTACTATCTGTGCGATTTATGACAACAGAGTATTCTTATCAGGCAACCCTGACTACCCAAATCATATTTTCTATTGTGCAAGAAACACGACAGGTTATGTTGACCCAACGTATTTTGGCATTTTGAATTATATGCAGGACGGTGTAGGTATTGCTCCTATAACAGGTATGATAACTGTTGCAGATACCTTAATGGTATTGAAAAATGATACCCAACAAGACGGCTCAACATACTTCCATACAGCTACGGAAACAGGCAACGATTTACAGCCTAAGATTTACCCCTCATCACAAGGCTTGAGTGGTATAGGTTGCTTAGGAGCTTGTGTAAACTTCCTAGACGACCCTATCTTTATTTCAAGGCTTGGAGTGGAGGCGGTCAGTCAGCTTTCTGTAAGAAATGAGAGAGCCAACGAGCACAGGTCTAGCTTAATTGACGCAAAAATTGCGAATATGGACTTAAGCTCTGCTATGGTATGTGAGTGGAACGGCTACTTGTTATTGTTGGTTGACGGCAATATCTTTATGGCAGACAGCAGACAAACTTATACTCACGCTATCGGCGTTCCTCAGTATGAGTGGTATTTTATTGAGGGAGTAGGTGTTTACAAAAACCAATACCCTGAATATAAATATGCGACCACGTTGTATGAAGAATTGCAAGGAGCAAAAGTACATTTTTGTACTAAGTGTCGTAAAGCTGCAAAAGATTGCACCTGCGGAAATGAAGACAATATCGTTGAGATACCTATTACTCTTGCTAATAGCGTTTATTATATGAATACCAATGAAACCAAAGACCTTACAGGAACAGTTGTAAATGCTCCTGATGATGACGGAAATTCAACGGCAGACGTGTACAACGAGCCTGTTGACGTCGTCATTGCTGATGAGCATTATACACTAGGTGTTTATTACACAGTCCACGAGGTTTACGATATTTTCACAGGCGATTTGGTGCGTTATGAGGCGTATTTATGTGAGGGTAAGGGAAATCACATAGGCGGAATATTTAACAAGGCTACAACCATTAAAAGTATGTTTGATAACATATTCTTTGGAACAGAAAATGGCGTCGTTTGCTCTTTTAACTTTGATAAAAGAAACTCCAACGGCGAAATTGAAACAAAGTGGTACACGTTTGATGACAGAACTATTTATTGTGGTTGTGCTACAAAAATGGACTGCTGCGATATTCCTCACTTAACTAAAAATACGGTTAAACGTTCAACGGTAATAAAAACCAAATCTTTTAGAAGTTCTGCTGCAAAAATTAAAGTCAGAACTAACAAAAAACCTTACACTCAGATTGCAAGAATTAACAATAGCTTGTTCTCGTTTGAAGATATGGACTTTTCAGACTTTACTTTCAACACTACTGAGCAAAGCTTGTTTGCAATCAAGGAAAAGGAAAAGCAATGGGTAGAAAAACAATACTATATCTATTCTGATGAGTATATGAAACCGTTTGCTTTATATTACGTGTCGTTTCGTTATCAAATTGTGGGACGACTTAAAAACTAACGGAGGTTTATTATGGCACTTAAAAAATTCACTAACATTACTGCTGCCGAACTTAAGGCAAAAGGTGTTGTTTCGCTTGCTGATAAACCAAATATTTCGTCGTCTTATGGCGTAGGTGGGCTTTCTCCTACAAACTTAAAGCTATGGTTCGATAAAATAGGAACATTTATAGCTGAGAAAATTAACGTCATACAGGACGCTTTAAGTGGAGATGACGCAGGTTCTTACGTTAAACTTAACTTAGAGGGTCTTGACGCAGAAAAAGAGGCGTTGGAGGGCTTTTTGTATAGCCTCCAAGACCTCGCAGATTCTTTCAAAGACGGCAAGTTTGCTAATTATTTGAAAGCGAAACAAAATGCGTCTGCAGAAGAGCTTAGCGGCTTGCAGACAATACTTAACAAGATTGATGAAAGCCTAAGCAGGTTAAAAGAACTATCTGACGAAAACATTGCCGACCATACCTCAATAAGAAACAAAATTGACGCCGATATTACAGCTCACAATATTAACACACAGGCTCACTCTGATATAAGGGCGAAAATAGGTATTGATATTGCAGCTCACAACGGAGATATGACAGCTCATAGCGACGCTATGGCTCTAAAATTCGACGTTGACGACGTTATGGCAACGTTTGAGGGAGAAGATACTCAGAACAAAGCCAAAGTACCGTCTGCAAACGCTTTAAGTATTGTTTTAGGTAAACTTAACGATACAATAAGCACAATCGACGGCAAGGCAGAAAACTCTATCATAAATATTGAATACAATGCTGTTACAGGTGTAATTGTTTTCACTAAAAACAACGGAGATACAATCACTTATGATTTGCCTAGCGAAAAAATATTGAAAGCTGACGCAAGTTATTATGATGATGAATCTCGCACCTTGCACCTAGTCCTAATGGACGGTAACGAAATTGTAATCAATGTAAATGACTTGGTAGATGAGTATTATGGAGATGATTCAACAATCACTCTTTATACAGACGACAACGGCAAAAAGAAATTCAAAATTAAAGATACCTACAAGGAAGTGCTTGACGGCTACGGCAATAAGCTAGAACAACACACGCAAGATATTGAAAATCTTGACACTAAGAAAATCAACGTATCAGATATTGTGGACAACACAACCACAGCTGATAATAAAAAGCCTCTTTCAGCTAATCAGGGTAAAGTTATTAAAGAAGAAATGACTGCCCTTGATAAAGTTGTTGCAGGGACTTATTCTAGCGTGTCTTATGATAATATAACGGGTGCGTTTATTCTAACTAAGGTTGACGGAACAAAAGATACAATCAGTTTTCCTCTTGAAAGCTTTGTATCTGACGCAAGCTTTGACCCAACAACAAACAAGGTAACTTTGACCGTTTCAAATGGTAAAAAAGTAGAGTTTGATTTGTCAGCTCTTATTGACTATTACTATGGCGACGGACAAACTATTGAAGTGTACGACGACCCTGACGACGGCTATAAACACAAAATCAGAGTTAAAAGCACTTTCTTAGACGCAGTAAATGCGAATATTAAAAGCTTAGATGAAAGACTTACAAAAGCTGAGGAAGATATATCTTACCTAGAAAAGATTGACGAATACGGCTCAATCGGTAGAGCAGATGAAGAAACTATCACAATGAACCCTGATAACGGCGATTTAACAGCTAGAAAATTGCAGCTATCAGACGGAACTGTTTTAGACTTCCTTTCTATCACTAAGGCAGATTATGACGCTCTCGAATCAATCAATACAAGTATGCTTTACTTAATTGATGATAACGGACGTTTGATACTTTCTTTCGGTGGCAGATTTGTCTATGCAAACGGAGTGAGGGACACAGAAAATGGCAACAGCATATCTTTCCGTTTCCTTACTCAAGCAGCCTATGACGGCTTAGAAACAAGGGACAGTTCGAAACTTTATCTTATCAACAAAAACGGAGCTTTGGCTTTGGCTTTTGGAGATTACTATTTAGACACAAACAGCGAACTAATTGCTAGCGTGGCTAACAGGGTAACAAGCGTAGAACAAGCCCACATTACACTAACAGGAACAAACTCTACTGCAATATTTAACTCTTTGTCGGTAGCAGGAATAACCTTTGTAAGCGGCACATTATTAAGTTCTGAGAGGTGTTTACAATGCTAAAATACAATGAACGTTCTCCAAAAGAGATGAGTGTCATAACTAAAGCAAAAGACCTTATGGAACACTCGTGTAATATGACAGCGAACACAAATAGATTCCCTAAAAAGTACCGTTTTTCAATCGGAGCAAGAATAGAAAACTTGTCTATTGATATTTACGAAAACTTAGTATGGGCTAATGAGTGTAATTTAGCTGACCCACGAGAAAAACAAAAACGCCTAGACTGTCAACAGAAAGTAATTGTATTATGCAAATTGCTTAACAGTATGGTTGAGTTATCTTACAAGATAAAATCAATCGAAATTACTACGAAATCTGTTGAATATTGGTGCGGTCTAATTGTTGAAGTTAAACGTATGACAGCAGCTTGGAGAAACAACGACAAGCGTCAGAACGCTTAGCAATCTTTTAGGGTATGCTCTGTACCTCCTAACTCGTCGAACTCTCACAACGTTCGCAATGTCAATTCGAACGGTACTCTGAACAACAACAATGCGTACAATGGTAACAATGGCGTGCGTCCGCTTTGGTGGGTAATAGTCAGACCGAGTAGCCATTTTTAAGGCGAAAGCAGTACTCCACCAACAAAGGAGAGCATATCCTTTCCGCAAGGATAAATACAAGATTGCTGACGCAAGTGCATTATAAAGTAAGGCACAAGCTAATCGCAGCAAGGAGTTTTGAAATTATGCAGGAATATGAGAAAATATATGACTTTAGCAGCCTATACGCCGCTTATAAGAAAGCTCGTAAAGGTAAACGGTGGAAAGAGGCGGCTGTTAAGTTTGAGGTAAACTTAATGGAGGCGATTTTGTTGCTTAAACAGCAGTTAAAAACAAAAACTTACACTTTATCTCCATATAACGTTTTTAAGGTTTATGAACCAAAAGAAAGGCTAGTTATGAGTAATAGCTATAAAGACAAGGTGGTACAACACGCTATATGCGACAATGTGCTTGAACCTGCTTTAAGTAAAACGTTTATTTATGATAATTATGCCTCACAAGTCGGTAAAGGAACCGATTTAGCCCTTGATAGATTGAAATATTTTATGCTCAGATATTATAGACAAAACAAAACTTCAGACGGTTGGGTTTTGAAATGTGATATAAGCAAGTATTTCTACAATATCGACCATACAAAATTAAAAGCTATGTTAAGAAAGCATATCTCCTGTCAAAATACGCTCGACCTGCTAGATATGATTATAGATAGCACAGAGGGCAATATTGGAATACCTATAGGAAATCAATCATCACAATTATTTGCTTTATTGTATTTAAGTGGGTTAGACCATTTTATCAAAGAAAAGCTTAATATTAAGTTTTATGGTAGATATATGGACGATTTTTACTTGATACATAAGGACAAGCAGCATTTAAGATACTGCTTAGCTGAAATAAACAAATATGTAAACGATTTAGGTCTAAGTCTTAACAAAAAGACGTGTATCTCTCCGTTGAAAAATGGTATTGATTTTCTAGGTTTCCACACTTATTTAACAGAGAGTGGAAAAGTTATAAGAAAACTTAGACGCCACTCTAAGACAAAAATGCGTAGAAGACTTAAAAAATATAAAGCTCTGAATACGCAAAAGAGATTACCTATGAATCGTATTGAGTGTTCCTACAATAGTTGGAAAGGACACGCAAAACGTGGAAATTGTTACCATTTAATAAAACAAATGGACGACTTATATAACAAACTTTTCAAAAAGGAGGAAAAGAAATAATGTCGCAAACTTTAGGCAGCTTAGCTGTCGGTGCAAAAATTAAAGACACCTCAACAACTTTTCTAGGTTCTCCAATTATTTGGCTGAAAGCCGATAAAGACCACGCAGATTACCCAAGCAATAGTACAACCCTTATCACAGAAAAAATTATCGCATTAAGAGCTGTTGACGCAAAAGAGCCTAATAATGCAGATACAAACAGGCAAAGCTACGGAAATAATAGATACTCTCTATCTAATATAGACCAATGGCTTAACTCGGACGCTGCTGCAGGTGGTTGGTATTCTGCAAGGCACGACGCAGACCAAGCTCCAACAAATGATTATGTATATAGTAATTATAATGAGTATGACCAAGACGCAGGGTTTCTTAATGGTTTCTCAGATTTTTTCAAAAAATCTTTACTTGATACAACTCTAAAAACTGTACTAAATACGGTTACAGACGGCGGAAATTATGAATCAATTACAAGAAAAATATTTTTTGCCTCTACAACTGAAGTTGGTTTAGCTAATGAAAACAGTATAGCTGAGGGCAGTATTTTATCTCTATTTTCAGCAAATACAAACGATTGTAGAAAAGCCTACCCAACAGCAGAGTGCGTTGCTGATTCTGAATATACAAACTCTAGTTTCAATACTTCAGCAGCTTGGTATTGGTGGTTAAGAACTCCTCACTCGTCGAGCTCTCTCAGCGT